GTTGCAAATACGTGTTCAATGTTGACACGTGCTCTGTGTTCCATTTCCGACAACAGATCAAACTTCTCTTTCGCATCATCACTCCATGTGTCGGGTGGGTGGGTTAGCTCACCTTGCGTGTATTGGGGCAACGTGGCAATGGCTTCAGTCATTGCAGAGCCAACGGCATCCAGAATCATCTTGCGCCTTTTGTTGCTGATCTTCATATTATCCTCCCTTTAATGTCGGTTCGTTGCCTTCTTCGTGCCGCTGAATGGTCGGGCAATTCTCAACGCCGTCATAACTTTGGTGTAAGCAGTTCCCGTCCTTGTGACAAGTTCTGCACCTGTCATGGTCAAGGTGCCGCTTGGGATAGTTGGCTGGTTTTTTGTACCCTGTCATTCTGCACCTTCCTTTTCCGTAAGCTCTTGCCATACGCGACACTTCGCCTTTTCTTCGTCCGGGCAATCCGCGCAAACTTCCTGTTGGGTTGGCAAGCTCATGTGTCTTTCGAGTGTAGCGCGTCCCATAGCGTGGGGTTCTCGTATACGTTGCCGATTACTTCATACTCCCCCATGTGGGAAATGTTGGAAAAATAGTCTTCATCAATCAATGGCCTGTTAGAGCCTTTCAGCACAAAGCCAGTAAACCTAGTCGCGTCATTCTCCCAGCCGATTTCAATAATCTTGTCGGCGTGATATTCAACAACCCCCACAAAGCTTTTTTCTTTAGGCTTCATGGAGTCATAACGGTGCGCCAATATATCACCTTCGTATATCTCTTTGCCGTACTTGTCCTTAAGGCCGGTGTATTGCATGAGGGCAATAGGCTTTACATATCTAGTTCCGCCGCGGCTTATTGTTGTGCCTATATTGCCGAATGAATCCCAACTGGACACCTTAACCATTTTGTCTTTGGCTTGCGTACCACCCCAATTGATCCAGGCCCTAAACTTAATTTTCCTCATAGCTTCACCTTCTTTGTTGTATATACATCAATTCTGCTTAATCAGAAACGGGTTCGCCTCTCCTTTTCGCTTACGCCGTCCACAGCCTCTTGCCATGAATCGCCGGTGCCCTTTACGGCCTTCATGGGTAAGAGAACCATAACGACAAGACCGATTTGATACTCAAGCTTTCCTTCACGCCGTACCTTCTCGGCAAAGGCTGAATTGCCCCACCATTTTTTTGCCTGTCTCAATGCTTGCGCTTTCGTCATTTCTTCGCCCTTCATTTTGTTTGATATGGCCCGAACCGTTCATAATCTTCCTTGCGCGCCGCCATAGCGTCATATTCTTCATAACGCCTACATTCGTTGCACAACTCGCCAAACTGGTTAGGCGTATCGCATTGAGGACAAGACTTCACTGTGTCGTCAATGTCCGGCGTCTTGGGCGCGCGCTGGCAGTCACACCCCTGGCAATCACAACCGCCGCAGTCTTTACATATCGGCGTGTTACATATTCCGCATGTCGCTTTGCCAGCGGCTAGCTTCTTCTCGAACCGTTCTACCGTCTTCGGGTCCGCGTCCTGTACTGAATTCATTTGTGCCCCTTCATTTTGGTTTCCGTTCTTAAGCATGTTGCGAGAATAACCCTATGCGCGAAGGATTGCAAGCTTTATTTTCACTTTTTTTCAAGTTATTTTTCGCGCTTAACAACGGGGTGTTCCTGGGTGGTACCTTGGGGGGTGTTTGGGGCTGGGCAATCCCCGCGGGCCTAATCCCTGTTCTTGCCGTATATACGCCAGCCATGCCAACAGGGAAGGTTTGCACCATGCGCGAAACCCTGAAAAGGGGCGCCCCGGCGGGGTCATAAAGTCCGCCAGGGCGTCGGGTCAGCATGTACCTGGGAAATGAAGGTAACCCAGGCCAGCAAAGAAATTATTTCGGGGGCAAGGTGTTCCTTAAGTCCCCCTTGTTCCAGGATCCGCCGCCGCCAACCCTTACGCCCAGCCAGATAGGGCCAGAGCTAAAGGAGCCGCCGCCGGAAGCCTTGATTGACATGGAAAGCAGATTGTCCGCCTGGGCGCGGGTAATGTGAACGAATACAAAGGCCTTCGTCCCGTCCGAAGCCCACAAACCGCCCATTTTATAGGCGCTATCATGCAAAATGTAATCCCTAAGCCAAAGATCCTTCGCGAACAACCAGGGAATAAGCCCTTGCAATCGCTTCGGGACGCTTCCCATATCCGTTATAAGGTGATTGTCGGGCCGCCAAAGGGCGCCTTTGCGGTCCATGAGGGTCAAGGGCGTCACCTTATCGTTAAGAAACTCGTAAAGGGCGGTGTAGGTCGCGCGCTTCCAGGCCCGCTTATACCAGGGCAAGTCCGACCAGTCAGGGATAGGAATAGGCCTTAGCTCATAGGTCCCGGTCCAATGGCCGTATTTTTCAGCCCTGGTCATAGCTTAATCAAGCCGCCTTTCCAGCCGTCCCAGGCGTCAATATCCCGAATTCTGGCCGTATATGGACAATCTGCTATAGCGGTATCCAGCCAGGTCTTATCCTTCATGGTGAAGAATCCGTACCGGCCCCGGTTGCGCCCCCAGGAATTCATAAGGACCCGCCAGCGCGTCAAAATGCCCTCTGTGTCTTGCCGTTCAAGGGTTGCAATAAGAAGCGTTGCATGGCCGCCCTTGGGCGTCTTGGGGGCGCTGTAGTCTATACAGCCGGACTCCGGGGAAGCATTGAACCAGGCTTGCGTCAAACTGTGCCCCTGGACCATCGGGGAAGCCGCCAAATACTTGTTTATGGTGTTCCAGTCCTGGGGGACCTTTACCAGGGCGCTATCCGCGGGAAGCCAGCCCAGGGCAACCGCGGCCTTATATCCCTGGTCTATGTAAAGGCCGCCCTGCATGTTGCCATTCCAGAACATCTTGCGGCCTTGCGCCCAAATCGCTTGGCCGTCTATCTGGCAGTCCTTGGGGATCCCCAGGGGGTCAATCCAGCGCCTTACCATGCCTTCAATCCAATTTGCCCAGGAGTGGCCTACGCAACTTTCCCCATGCTGGCGGTAAGTCGGGACCATGCAGGAAAACCACATACTTACAGGCGGGTATTTCTTGGTTACGGGCTTATCCGGGGGGGCGCCCAGCGGCGCGGACCGGCTCAATGCGCCTTGCCAGGCCAGGGGGTCTTCAATAATGCCGTCTTTAATGCCGTTTTCTGTCATGGCATGGCTTCCTCATAGCTTCCCGAATTGGTTGGGGGCCGGTTTGTCCAGGTCGGCGGCTGGACCGGGTTGCCGTCATTGTCCAGGAGTTCCCCAGGATAGGGATAAATAGGCCCTGTATTCCCCAGGGGCGCCTTGGTACAGCCTGGCAACGCCAGAACCGCCAAAACCAGCACAAGGGCCATGAAGGCCCAAATGGACGCTTTCCGGGGGCTTCTAATCATCCTTCCCCCTGTCGCATCGGGCTATTACTTCCGTATGCCTGGCAACTGTCTTTTGGAAGTCTTCCGTTGCGCGCGCGCTTCTGTGGCTGGCGTCATTATTCTGAGCAATTACAGCGGTGTTTTCTGAAATGAGTTCAATAAGCTTTCCAGCCCTTTCTTCTACTTGCTCCTGGTTCTTAGCAACATCGTTACGCCATTGCTTGAACATGAAAATAATGGCAACAGCTTCCGCGACAACGACAAGAGCAAGAACGCCCTGGGCCGAAGCATGGGCAAGCTTCCCCGCCGTGGTGTCAACATTGAGTTGTGCCAAGTGAGACAAAGCCGGCATGGCAACCGCGCCCGCAATCATAACCGTCAATTTTCCGTACATGCCCTTTACTCCTTTTCCACGTACTGAGTTTGCACCAATAGCTTAATAACCTTCTGTTGCTTCTTAAGAAACGCCTTCAACTCCGCCATGTTGTCAATGGCGTCTACCGCCGCGGGGCTAAGAACGTCCTTAATATCCTGCTTATGAGCGTCGAATTTACTGGACCGTTCCTTAAGCGCCACGTTTGAAACCTTCTGAGGCTTCGCAATGGACAACGCGACAAGGCCAAAGACTACCAGGACAACAAGTGAAACGGTCAATATAACTTTCTTCATAGCTTCCCCTTATTTCCATAATTCGGACCAACCGTGAACGCGGCCCGCTTGGTTGGTGTTGTGTGTCGTAACCCTTACCGCCATGTTGGAGCTTGAGCCGGTTAAGGCGTTTGTTCCAGCATACATAGAAATACCCGCGGACAATTCGCCAATGTCCGTAAGCGTTATCTGGTTCCAGTTCGTGCCCTGGTCGCTTGAAGCAAAGGCCTTTAGATCGGTATTCAATACGGCCACACCTGTTATATTTTCGTGCAAGACCATAACCCTTGCTTCGACTGGATTGCCAGAGATAGAAACAAAGGCGTTAGTCGAGATTAACTCCATGTTGCCGCCCGCGCCCTCAGTTCCGGTAATTGATTCCGTACCATCGCCGCCGTTCCAAAGTAACGCCACATCTGCGGCGCTAAGACTATTGTTATATATAATCCCTTGGTCCAATGGACCATCCCATTCAAACGTATTAGCCACTCCGTAGCGGGCGGCGTTCCAAGTGGCCGCTTCCGAAGGTGCGGAATCTTCCCTTGCTAGACCTTTATCAACATTATCAATGTAAAGCCGGTAAGTTGAAACCCCGTCCCATACTATTGCGTAATGGTGCCAGCCTACAGCGATATTGCCCCCTATGTCGGTTTGATTCCACCAATGCGTGCCGTCAGACACACCAATGGACAGAAATTCGTCTGCTAACCCACCTGAGAAGTTGCCGAAAAGCAAGAAGGGATATTGACCATGCCCGCAACCAATGAGGCCCCGCGCTGTCTCAGCGGCCCCTAGCTCAGTATCATTATATGCCCAAAAGACCATTGACTTGACGCCGCTAAAGTTGTTTGTCAAGTCCACCCAATCATTAGCGCCGTCCATGTGCAAGGCTTCATTGAGCTTGCCCGCAACCGACAAGTCCGCGGTATCATCCCCGCCGTTTAAGCCGCCTGGATGCCCCGCCGTTTCATCTGTAACATACACATTTGCGGCGTCGTCATTCATTTTGTAATGCGCTAATATGCCGGTTGGAAAAGTAACCGATACTTGCGCGGCGTAGGAATAGTAATCACTCGCGGCATCGTATGTGAAATTTGAACCCAGCGCGGTAGCAACCCCGGACTGGTCCTCAAATTCATCCAGCCAGCCGTCCTCATAGTCAAATGCTGTAAGGCTACCGTTCACGGCAATGCGGAAACCGTTAGCCAGGATATTATTGGCGTTGCGCCCTATGTCCGCCACATTTTCGGTGTGGTGTGTTGTGATAAGCGAAGCGTTGGCCGAAATGTTTTCATTCGCCGCGGACATTTCAATATCGCTTGCGCCGTCCAATTGGTTACTCTTAGAGCCGGACCTTATAAACCATAGGTTGGTGCCAACAATTGATATTTTGTCCCCGTTGGAAAAGGTTAGGCTGTTGGTTCCTATGCCAATAATTGAATAGCCGTCCAAGTCCCAATTGCCTGTCGCGGGTATTGAACCATCTTTCATAAACGCGCCCGCCGCGATTACGTTGTCCGCGTCGGTTACGTCCGCGGACGCTTCAATACCGGCCAACTTGTTCGACATGGCAACCGTAAAAATAGAAGTCATGCCGTCAAGGATTGCGGACCATCCTTGCACCGTTGTTCCTATGATAACGCCCAGGGTAGTGCGCGCCGTCGCGGCGTCGGCATCGTCCACAAGGGTTTTTCCATAGGCTGAAATTGTCGTATCCGCTGGAAGCACGAAGGTCTTAAGGTCGGCGTCCACTTCATCGTCCATTAGAGCGCCGGCGGCTCTTACGTTGTCTGTGTCTGTAACATCAGCCAGAGCTTCTATGCCGGCAACCTTGTTAGAGTCGGCAACGGGGTAAGTAGCTTTTGCCGTATTGGCCGCAACGCTGGCATTGGCGGAAATAGTTGCTTCCAGGTCGGCCAGATCCGCCGATACAATAACAACGTCCCCCTGTCTGCCGGCAACGCTGGTAACTTCGTTGGTTTTGATTGTAAGCGTGAAGGTCCGCCCGGAAATTACAAGGCCGTTGGTGCTACCTTCAACCAAGGCGCCGTTGGTTAGACCGTTCAAATAAGATGTGTCATTTGTGGAAACCCAGGGCGCCCCGAAGGTGACAACGCCGTCCCAGTTAACAATCTGTTGAAGACTTAAGACTGTTGCGCCGCCGGTAATGGGGGACCGCATAACGTCAAGGGTTCCTTTGCCCAGGACGTACAGGCTTGAATTCTGGCTATTGGTTTGGAGCATTTGCCAGTAATATGTCCCATTCGCCGGAAGGTTTGACGAAGCAAGCGTTATGTCAAAATAATTGCCGTTGGTGTTCGCGGCTCCCTCAACCAGGACCATAGACGCCGAAAGATCCCAATTGGTCCCATAGCCAAAAATGCCGGTGTCGTTGGTTGTCAAGGTGTTAATGGTGCCTTCGCTGTAGCTGTACGCCCTTATGGCCGTAGTGCCTAGCTGGCTGGCTTCCAGGTTCTTGTCTTCGCCTGGGTTTTGAGATTCAAACCTTACCGTTGTGTACGGGGCCGCGTAGGCCAAAGACGCCGCAAGGGTTACAATGGCACAAAGTTCTTTTATGTATTTCATTCTTCAACCTTTCCAATGATTAACCGCGGGCGGCGTCCTTGGGCTTTTTTTTCTGTTGTTTTTCTGCCAGTTGTTGGGCGCCTACCTGTACGCGCTGTATGACGCGCTGGGCGGCACTATAAAGGGGGTTATTCATAGCCAAGGGAAGGTTTACCAGACCCTTAACTACAACCGCGGCTTCCTGGGCATCCAGGGGGATAACTAAGCCGGTCTGAGGCTTCGCGGTTTTCTTCTGTTTCGCCTTCTTCTTCGCTTTGGCTTTCTTCTTCATGTTGTGCCCTTCATTTTAGCATCTTAGCCGTTGGTGTTCAATATCTCAGTTGCCCGGATAGCTGGGCGTCACTTCCAATTCTTGCGTTTCCTTAACCGTCCGCCTGGTAACGCGGTTGGTCGGCCCGGAAAAGGCGGTTGATTCTTCAATCGTAAACGTTGTAAAGCGGTTAGTGCTGGGCTTCGCTTGTATCTCCGCCGCCAGTTCCTTAATCATGGCCGACATGAAGGGCCGCACATCGTTGGTTACAAGCGTTGCGGTGTATTCTGAATTGGTCAACGTAGTCATTTCAATGCAGATATAGACGGTGTTCGTTTCCAGGCCTGTGTCCCCTGCGTCCGCAAATGTCACCTGGGTAACTACGGAATTGGAAAAGTAGGAATCAATACTTGTCGGCGGCGCGGCAATCGCTGTAGCGAAGGACGTAAGTAAGAACGCGGTTATTAAGGCTATAAGTTTCATCTGTCTAGGCTCCTTATGGTTTTAACGTGGCTGTCAATGTTCCGTTGGTTGATACTGTCACTTGCCATATAGCCCCGTTAGTGTCGGCTATTCCGACCTTCGTAACGCGGCCCGTCCAGGTGGCATTATCATAAATGATTTCCCAACCATCAAGCGTGATCGTTTTGAAAGAAGGGGTATTGGTGCCTATGACTTTGATTTGGACAACTGTGGCCGTTTCTTCGGAGCTACAGACAAAAGAGGCGCATACAAGCAGAACCAAGATAGCGTACAATACCATTTTCATTGTCGTTATTCCTTTAGCACTAGCCTTACATTATGAAATAGCACATCCCTGGAAGAAGTGGTATTCATAACTTCAAGTGTAATGTTGTCCCCGGTATCCACTTCTAAGAACCAGGTAGTAATAGAGTTAACGGCTGTACCCGCGCCTGTCTCTCCCTGTGTTCTTAAAAACCCATTCCGCACACCATTAACAGATACAGCAAAAACAAGAGCCTGATTATTGCCTGTGTCAGGCTCCCAGTTTATTGTCAGAACAGCAGTTACGGGAATTTCCCTATTGCCCGTATAGGTTAGCGTATTTGAGGCCGTAGTAAAGCGTTCCTCTTTGGCATAGGGAAGCAAATCATTAGTTACCACGGTCCAAGTGTCCTTTGCCAGAATTGGCATTATGGTATCATTGGTAAGGGCCAAACCGCCCGCCGCCGCGGAATCATCTGCGCCAAAATTGCTATTCCATTCCCAATCAGTGTCACCATGCGACAGACCAGTAATATAGTTGGTGTGCGGAAGTACAACCCCCCCGGACAATCGAAAGAAATTACCTTGTAACAATCCGCCGCCGGTATCAATGTTGCCGTTGTTAGCGATTCCAGCAATAGCAACGTCCTGGGTGTGCATGTCAAAATAGTTTCTGCTTATGTCTATAACGTCCCATGTGCCCGCAAGATTTACGTTGGTTACGGTGCCAGCATTTTCAGCTTCAAAGATATTATCAAATAAGAACAACTCATGCCCCGCCCCATACAGGTAGGCCGCTTCGGTGCCGATAAAATCACGGAAGATGCTCCCAGCAATCCGTAGCCGGTAAACGCCATTCAGGTCTAAACAGGTCTGGTTATCAGCAAACGCCATATTCTCAATAGACACCAAGGACGAATTCGTGTTGTGGATACTCAACCCTATTCCGTTGGTGGAAGAAACGGTGAAGGTGCGGAAGGTAATATTGTCATTCGATGAAATAAGCGCGCTATTCGTCCCGGTGTAGTAAAGAATATCATTTGCCCAGCTATTGCCAAACAAGATATTCGATACGCCGACCCTTATTGAAAGCGGGTTGGTGACAAAGCCATTGAATTCATAAGAGGCACTATCTCGCAGGTAGACTACGCTTCCAGTTACCCCAGCCGCGTAATTCGTCAGGTCCACGAAAGATTTTATCAGGTATGAATTGGTGCGGGCAATTGATAGCTCTTGGGATACGTCCCGATAGGATCCGCCCGCGGAACTATACATCTTGCCGCTTGGTGTCATAAATAAATCGCGGTCCGTATTGCCTTGCCCGAAGGCGGCGGCGGCTATCAAGGTGAATATGGCTATTACTTTTTTCATGCCGGGATTACCAGTATTTTGTCATTGGGGCCAACCTGATTTCGCGTTTTCTCAACAACGGTAGGCCCCGTTAAGAGGCCCTTGGTTATCCAGTCTGCAATACTTAGCGCCTCAACTCCGTTAATATATAGGATTCCTGTCGGGCTTAAGTCAAGTTGTGCGTCACTATCAAGATGAATTCCGCCCGCGCCGCCTTCAAGAGTTATTACCGGACTGCTAAGGACCGCCGAAGTAAGGGCGTCAATGTCCAAGTCTTCGCAATTCAGGTCAAGGGTGCCGTTGGTGCTTATGGCGGCGCCCGCGACCGCATCAATAGTCAAATCGGTACAGTCAAGGTCGAGAACAGCGGCGGCGTCAATTACAATGTTGGTTTCCGCGGCGTTTGTCTTAAGTTGTATTGCGCCGCTTATGCTTTCCAGATTGAACAGGCTTTCTAGCAGAATATCTATGCCCGCGGTAATGTCCATGTCTATACTTGTTGCGTCAAAATCAACCGCGCCCCCTATATCAAACGCCAGCGCGCCCAATGCCGTTATTGCGTCCGGCTCAATTTTCAGCGTGTCCGTGGTGCCGTCCGCCGAAGCGTGAAGGACCGCCGCCCATTGGTCCCCCGTTGTCCGAAAGGTCCGCCCGTCATTAAGGTAGCTGTCGATATTGTAGGCTTCCAGATACACAAGGCTATGGTCTACGTTGGCCGCAAATGAATTGTCTTCCCCGCCCCGCGTGGTATTGGTTGCGTCCAATAGCGTATGCTCAATCTTGCTGTTGCTGTTAAGGTCGTCGGCTACTCTATCGCCCAGGTTCCCTTCCCCTTCAACTGGCATATTAAGAGAAAGATAATTGCCCAGGTCTTCAAAGCTTATATATTTCAACTGCTTATTGTTGTCGGAAGTGTCCCGGAACATCATTAAATCGTTGGCAACTATAGGTTCCTGGCTTGGGGTATCCCATTGGTGAATTTGCAAATTACCAAGGTGTAAGCCGGACCTGTGGGCATAGTTAAGACTGTGGTATCGGTAATCTTCGGGCGGGTCCGTTACGTTGAAGTCGCTTTCGCTGTCTGGAATTACCATGAAGTCGTCTATATCCCCAACCCAGTAAGGCTTCCAAACTGAATTCGTAAACTTGCCCAGGACCCAGTAAACGCCTTCCATATCGCCGGAATTGGGGTTAGACCCGCCGTTTTCAACAGTAATAGACGTTGGACGGATAGCCGGGTCTGTCGAACTAGCGTTAAGCTTCAAGTACACATAATCGTTGGCGCCTATGCCAGCAACGGTAAGGAATTCTTCGCCTACGTCCGTTGCCAGGGCGAGGGGAATACCTAAGCGGGTCCAAATCCCAGTTGTTACCTGGATTTCCCCGCCGGTCAAATCAGTAACCAGGAAGCGGTTGCCGCGGCCTTGCGCGCTTGCAGATTCATCAATAACAATCTGCCAGCCCATACCTTCGCCGCCGTTGGGCTTGTCAATATGGCAACCGATCCCCTTAACATCGTTAAGGATATTCGCAACCGTCTTAAGCCAATTCGCTTGCAAGGATGCGGTTGGGTCGCCAGGCTTGAAGTTCGATTTTAGGGGGAAACCCATATTACGGCCCTATCGTTACGGTTCGACCAGTTCCCAGTCCCCATATACGTCAATCGTCTTTTGCATCGTATAGGCCCCGGCACCGTTGTAGGTGGTGTGCGCGTCCGTGGCATCGTCTTCCGCAATAGCCGCTTGCGCCGCGGTTTCCGCCGCCGCTTGCGTAAGGCCTGGGTAAGTCGTAACTGTCACAACGCGGGTTTGGGTGTACTTCTTGACAACTCCGAAAATGGTCCAAAGCACATTAAGCATGTACTTCTTGCTTTCAACTATCGTGCCCGCCTCTGTTATACTGTCAAGCCAAGCCATGATTAACCCCCGTTCTTTAAGGTCAAAAGACCATCTATTTTCTTGCGGATTTCTTTAATGTCCTTGGCTTGTTCTCTTTCGCGTTCCAGCTTCAACTTTTCAAGGTTTTCCTTTTCCTTCTTAATATCAGCCGCGGCCTTGATAGCCCTTTCCTGGGCAAGCCTTTCGTCTATCAGGCGCTTTTCAAATGGGCTAAGGTTTTCGCCTTTGCGTTCCCGTTCCAGGAGCTTATCAACGCGGGCCTTGTTCTTTTCGTCGGCCCGCAAGGCTTCTTCTTCGCCCCTTGTCAGGTCCCCAACATCTTCGTTACGCTTTCTAAGATCCGCCAATTCTTCAATGCTTAAAGACCTATCTTTAGCCCGCCTTCGTTCCCTTTTCCGCCTTGCCCGGCGGTCCCCGCTGGATTCCTGGCGTATGGTCTGCGCCCTGGTAAAGGCATCCGTCCAGGTTTCCTTCCTCTGTTCTGCGCGTGTCAAGCTTTCTTCGATTATCTTCTGACGCTTGCCCCTATCATCGGCGGCAAGTGCTTTTTCCAGGCTGGCAAGTTCTTTAGCGGCCTTCTGTCTTTCTTTCAAGGCTTTGGCGTCGGCCTTCTTCTTTTCCTTCGCTTCCTTTTCGGCGCGCTTCTTATCGGCGGCCTTTTGGCCTTCCGCCATGTCGGCGGCAATGCGCGCCTGGGCCGCTATTTCATCCTTTGCGGCTTGTTCCTTTGCCTTTATCGCGGCGGCGGCGCGTTCTTTTGCCTTAGCTGTTGCCCTGGCTTCGCCCGCGTCCTTTTCGGCTTTTTCTTCCGCCCGTCCGGCCTGGACCACTTCAACGGCGGCCCCTAAGCCTACGCCCGCCGACATAGCCCCGGCAACCCCGGCGGCAAACTGCACCTTATCAACAACCCAGGCTATACCCTTGCCAACAGCCCGCAAGGCCTTGGCAACAAAGGTAAGGGCATCAACCGCGCCCTTTGCCCAGCGGTCCAGGGTCCCGTTTTCTTTCAGCCGGTCAATCCAGTCTATAAGCTGTTTGATTTTGTCCTTAGCAAGATCCTGGAAGCGCGCGCCGAAGTCTGCCAGGGCGCCGTCCCATTTGTCCTTTAGCGTGGACATGAGGCCTTCGCCGGTAGTGCTTAGAAGCTCCATGCCGCCCTTGCTCTTTTCCAATTCCTCCCTTAAGACCTTCCAAACCTCCGTATTTTTGGCGCCGGCCTTTTGCAAGTCTTCCATTTTCTGGCGGGCTTCCCCGGATAACAGGCCCATTTCAGTAAGCCTCATGGCCGCCTCACCGAAGGGCTTGCCGTTTCTTATGGCGCCGTAGGCCCTGGCGGTCCACATTCCGACCTCTTTAATATCGAAGCCGGACTTTGCCGCGGCGTCACCAACCAGGGTAAGGGAATCTTTCAGCCCCAAAACGCCCCCGGTCATGGAAAGCATTGTTTTGGAAGCCTGGGCCAGGTCGGAAAGCTGGAAGGGGGTAACGTTGGCAAACTCTTTCAGGTCTTCAAAATGGCTTTTAGCTTGCTCCATATCTCCAAACAGGATAGAAAACTGGCTTTTGTACCGTTCAAATTCAAATGCCTTCTGTAGAGACTTGACAAACAGGGCCGATATGCCGGCGAAGGCAACAAGCCCGGTACGTAAACTGACAACGCTTTTCAGGACGCCGATAGCGCCGGCTGAAAACTTCTTCCTGAAACTACTTACCGCGGCGCTTGCCTTGTCGAAACCCCGCTTGGCAAGGTTCTTTACCTTGATAATAATACTTAATTCAGGGGCCATTATGTACCCTCTTTTTCTTCTCGCGCCCGGCGCGCCAGGTGTTTGTCCCTTATCATTCTAAGGCCAGTCTCAAATCTATGCGTTGCCCTCATAAGCGGCTTGGCGCTGTCAACTTCTTCCTGGGCGCCCTGGGGGACATGCCTTTCAAGGAAGCGAAGGCTTAAGGCTTTCGGGGTAGACCAAAGCCAGTCTTCCAGCGTTGTGCCTGGGTAAGCCTTAATAAGGATTTCGCAAATGTCCATAAAGCTTGTTTCGTCCAAGTCGTCGGGCAAGTTATCTTCGTCCTGGTCTACGTCTTCCGCTGGCATCTTGCGGGCACATTCAGGACAAAAAACATCTTCCTTCTTTGGCGGATCTATGTCGTCGGGCATTAACTTATCAATGGCGCTTGCCAATTCGTTCCTGGTCGCGCCGCAATGACTTGCCCAAAGCTGGATTGCCTTCTTTGCTTCCTTCATGTCTACAATGTCAACCAGGACTTCCGGCTTATGGCTGTAGTAGAGGGAAAAGGCAATTGCGTAAAGCTGGACTTCCGGCAAGTCTTCAAACCAAGGAAGCGCCCGGCGGTAATACCATCTTTCGGCGCCTATAGACCAAGGCCAGAGTGTGCAATTTCCAGCCCGTATAGGGTTGCCCAGGACGGACAGGCCCGGCAACCCTTCGGGGTTTTCTAATCGCTTCCCTAGCTCATGTATGGCGGCAATGTCGTCGGCGTCCGGCTCAATGCCTTGGCCGCGGAGTCTGTCAACCCCGTTCTTTGCCGTCAACGATAGACGCGCAAGCCTCACGCTGGCCCCCTTCCTGGGTTAGGAGCGTGCAAGGCCCTTTGTTGCGTTTACGGCAACCTGGTCGAAGTCGCTGTTACTATCGGAAGCGTTGGAGCTTGTTACGTCCCAGCCGGTAGTTGTAAGCGAAGGCGTCCCATAGTATTGCGCGGTAACGTTTTCCGTTCCGCCGTGGTTATCGCCGGCCAAGTGTTCGCCGTCAATGTCCAAAACGTCCGTATGTTCCGCGGCAAGGGTATAAGTCGCGCTAACACACGAAGAAGTGGCTTCACCGTTAACAAACAGGTCCGTACAACCGAAGCCAGCCGGCAACGTAAGCGAACAAGCGTATTCGACCATTTCTGTATCAACGTGGGCCGCCGTGGTGTGATTGTGCCCGGTAATTGTAATGGTCGGCCAGTCGTTATTTGCATAGGTGACTTGGATATTGTCCATGTGATAACCGCCGGACACTTTGCCAATGTGCAATTCTGTCAACAGAATATCCCCAGCCTCCGCGGTGTACTTGTAGGTACAAGTTACTTGCGTCTTGCTGTCATGCGTGCCTGAAATAGCTTCGTCACCAAGATTATTCATGGCGGCAACGCGGGTGAGTTGGGTATCAACGCTAGACGTTTGCGGGTCGAAGTCCCCGCCCAAGGCGAAAACGTCCGTTGCCTCTATACCGCCAACCGCAACGTCCGACCCCAACAGGTCCGCGCCTAACGGTGCGTTCTTGGGTACTGAGCTTTTCGCGGCTACAGCATCCGTTTTCTTGTCAACTTTCTTTTTGTCCTGGTCTGTCATGGTGTTTTGTCCGTCCTTTCGTGTTGCGCCTCTTTATGTGGTGTTACTATAGACTACGCGGAAGCGCACGCGCAAAGTGAAAACCCTGCCAACTATTTCGCCGTCTTCATTTGAAAACAGCGTACTGAAAAGTTCCGGGTGTTCCATTATTTCAAAGTTGTTAACATTGGGCTGTAGGCCAAGGCAACCGTTGGCAAGACGGGGCGGAAATGACTTTTGCAGTTTGCCGCGTACCGCCGTTGCGTCCGGCCTAGTCTCGAATTGCATCATAAAGAGGCCGTACCCGTACCAGCCAGGACCAGGCGCGGCAACGCCGTAGTTTTGGACCTGTTCCGGGCCGCCAGATATGCTAAAGACGCCTTTGTTTACCAAGTCGGGTTCTATCCAGTCGTCTATTGAAAGGTCTTTACCGTCCCCAACCTGTAAGTCCAGGGTCTTACCAAGGAAGACAAGGCAAGCTTGCTCTGCGCGATCACAACTCTCTAATCCAGAACCCATAATTTACCCCTTCATTTTTGCATACTATCAAGAGCCGACTTGAAAAACGAGTTTATTTTGCTTTCGGAATCCGTCGCGGCCCTAGTTATGTACTTCCGCCCAGCGCGCGCGCCCTTGGCTACCGTACCCGGTCCGCGGTTATATTTGCCATTGTGCATCTTGTAACCATACTTGCCGGCGGCTGAATTCGTCGGCACGAAAATCCTTACCCCGCCTTCCACCAATTCAAACGTAATAGACCGTTCCAGATCCCCGCGCATATATGGGGCGTTCCGCCTGGCTTCACGTTGGACAAGAAAGCCCGTATTGGTCTTTGCCTGGTCAATGGCGCGCTGGGCTTCTACGGGTTCCCGCCTATACCAGGCCATAAGGGCCGGGATTCCGTCCAGCTTCATTTCCATATTTTCGTTTTCTGCCATTATTCGCCCCTTGTCCTAAAGCCGCCCTTGGGCATCCTGAGACTATCCCGGCTCTGAAAATACTTCTTGCCATTCATGGCCGTTACAACAATGCCTTCCCCTTCGTCCGGGCCTGAGATTGTGCCGCTGAAAAACTTGCCGTCTTGGATAAATACCACTTCATCCCCGAATTTCGCCTTTTTCCGCAAGGGATCCGTTAATTGGTTCAAAGTCGTATCTGTAAGTACCGCTTCGTCGGGTTCCAGCGTTATTTGCTTCTTCTTGGCCGGCTCCTGGGGCTTAGGCGGCACAACCTTACTGGCAACAGGCTTGGGCGGTTCCGGGGGCGCTGTCAGGCCCTTCAATTCTTCGGCGGCTTCCTTGTCCTTGGTAGGAACATCACCGGGGGCAACCTTCTTTTCCGTAACAGGATAGCCCTTTTCGGCGGCGTCTTCCCTCATTTCGGCCTCTTGTTCGGCAACTTCCTCTTCTTCGCCGGGGAACATTACGGCCAGATAATGCCGGCAACGGGGATGAAATGCGCCGTCTTTTTTGGCATCTTCAACGGACCTATATTTCTCAGAACTCCCGCTTATAGACACAATTTTGCCGGTCCACTTCAAGCAGAAAGGGCAACAATTCGGGGGTATTCCGCCTTCAATCGTTGCCAAATCATGCCCCGCCTCTGCCATTTGAGTTGCGTATGTCTCGCGGGCGGTATCCCCGGCCAGGGTCCTATTAAGCATGTTGAAATAGTTGTTGGCGGTCCATTTCTTGCCGCTTTTGTCTATGAATTGCCAGGCCCCGCCCCTTTCTTCCATAACCCTTGCTTGCACTTCCCGGCGCCATTCCTGGGCCGTCAATCCTTCCGAAGCCTGTAACCTGGTTGTATCAATGACAACCTTCCGCAATACGTCAATATCCTGCTTAAGCATGCCGCCCAGTTGAGGGGATAATTGCCCCGCCGTGGTAGCAACTCGGCCCGCTATGGTCGCAGGGCTGAATTGCTCAATGGCAGTTTGCAGGTATTTCTTGGAGTAGACCGCCCAGGCGTCCTTAAAGTCTACGTTGGGCAAGTCGTTGACTGCCAGCCGGGACCAGTCCTTAGCAACAGATTCAACGCTGGAAGCCGTCCAAACGTCCAAATTGCCCTGTAAGGCAACGTATTCCTTGCGAAGGTCTTTGTATAGGGTATCGCGTAGACGGGCCGCGCTGGCTATGTTGCCCTTCTTGGTGGCGTTGACAATCCTAAGCTCAATACGGGCCTTGGACTTTAGAAGGACCTTGCGGAGTTCCTTACCGTTCTGGACGATTTCGGCGTCAAGAATCTTTTGCCTATCGTCCCTGGGCGGAATCTTTCGCGCCATTGGATCCCCTCTTGTCGTTTATACAGCAAGATTAGCCGCGCGCAAATTTGAGCCGGCCAACCCTGGCAAAGTTCAAGGCAATGGGGGAAATGCGAAAGCCGCGGTTTTCGTCTTCTGCAACGCTTCCGATTTTCTTGACCTTGGAAGTTACCGTTTTCCTAATTTGCCGGTCCAAGATTTCTATGGCCTGTTCGTAACAAGCCCAATCGTCCCTTTCAGCCGTTGCAACTGAGTCGAAAATTTCCCCGCTTCCTGGTTCAAGCAATTCGCGGTTAAGGTAGGCTTCAAGTTCCCGTTTGGAAGTTGCTAGGGCGCCCTTGCGCGTGGCCTGGTCATAGTCCTGCCATTCTTGGCCCCTGTTGTGATTCAAGGGGCTGAAATACTGGTCTGCACCGTCAAGCGTTGGCGTAAATTCTGCCATAATGGCCCCCTTCCGGGGAATAAAGCCGGGCCAGGGGATCCCCAGCCCGGCTGTGCGTTCTTATTCTACGGGTTCCGGCGCCGCTTCCTTGGCCTCTGCGTTCAGCTTCTCGGCAAGCTCCTTAGCGGCTACTTCCTTCATGGCGTCTTCGTTAACATCTTCGTGGGTATCGTCCTGGCCTTCTTCGCCTTTAACGACCTTGACAACAAACCATTTGCCCCAGCCCTTATGGATTGCCTTGAAAGGACCTTCAACGGGTGCCTCTGTGCCGCCGCCGGGTCCGCCATTGGCGTCATTGTCCGGCTGTTCGACAACTTCCCAGCCGTCTTTCACCCAGGCCGCGGAATCCGAAGCGTTAACCGTTACCTTTTCGCCGTCCTTACCCAATACAACCGTTTCAATTGAACATGATGGACCCATAACTACACCTTCCCTTTTGCGCGCAATTCAGGCGCGTTAACGAAGAAACAAAAACCGACCCTACCGACTATTCAAATATCATCGGAGTGGAGCTAATCGCGCCCCCGCCGATTGACGTACAGAAATAGTTTGTGTCCCCAGCATCCAGAACCGTAAGGGATGCAGTCCCGGCGGCGGTAGTCAAAACCCAGTAGTCGGCTTCTGCAACGACTTCCTGAATTTCAACGCCAGTTGCGACGGTCACATTGCTACTGGCTTCGGGGGCGCCCCCGTCTGTAGCTGAAAGCCAGCAACGCACAAGCGTCTTACCAGTCTTAGCGGTTCCAACCAGGTCGGCCAAGGTTATGGTTACGGTTGTGTTCGTTGTGTCGTTTGTCACGGCAACAGGCGTTGCCACTTTGGCTAGACCCTGCTCAATGGCCGTAACGTTGGGGGCATCGTAAAACGAATCTCCGCCCAGGACTTGCTTGGATCCATTACAGCCCGCAAGGGCAAGGGCCAGCACGCCAAAAACCATCATTCCCAGTAACATATTTCTCTTGTTGAACATCTTTCTACACTCCCAATATGGGTTGTCAAATGGAATTGCCCAGGGGTCCAGCCGTAGCCGTAACCCTGGGCGCTTCCGCGAATCCCTGCGGACTTACGCCCCAGGAAAGTTTTTCTTTAGCCACAAAACAGGGCGCCGCCGTCCGGCTCAATAACCCTGCAACCTGCGTACACATCGAAAACAATGGAATCTGCAAGCGAAACAATGCTTGAATCCATGCTTACGCGGATAGTTATGCCGCCGTGGCTTGCAACTGCGCTATTTCCGCCGGAAAGCGAAGTAGGTGCAACGATAGCACCCGCAACAGCGCGCGGTGTGTAAACCAGGTTGGAATAGCCAGCGTCCTCAAACGTTACCGCCGCACCGTCCCCAGGAGCCGCTACCAATGGCGGGGAAACCGTGAGGGTTGTTGCATTGGAAGCTATTGTAGCGTCCTTGCGGATAACGTAGCGAGTTGCATCACCGGCAAGGGTAATGACTGTGCCCGCATAGATTGTGCCGGTTGCGTTGGTTATGCCGTCAATAGGCACAGCCGTTGCACCAATAGCCGGGGTTCCGTTGGTAAGAACGGTTCCGGTTATATCCCCCGCCGCCGCGGAGCGAACAAAGGCGCCAAGATTGGCGTCGGTGGTGAAGTCGAACCCATAACGGCGCCCAAGCTCACCTTCGCGGCCATTCGCCGGGCCGTCTGGTCCGTAATCCTGGGTCTGGAAGTTGGTAAGCTGAGAAAGAGACTGGTGTACAGTCGTATCAATCAAGGACACGTTGTCATTTCCACCAACGTATAAATCCTTAAGCGCCTTCTGAGCCGCGGCAACGTGAGCCATTGTGCTTGGCCTTGCCGTTACAGTCCCGGAAAGATTCTGACGGAAAACCTGCATGTGACGAAGGAAAAGCTTGTCAATACTTGACTGTATGCCCTGCACGTTGGGTACAGTAATCAAGCGCGTGAAGTCTGAAAGCTCAAGGCTTTTTTGCTTCGTGGTCAAATCAACGCGCTTATAGAAGTGCTTTTCAAGCGTAAGGTCAATTTCCGTTTCCGTTTGGTCCGTAGCCGAAGTTGACGTTGAGAATTCGTCGGCATCAGTAACCGCGGGCGGCACCGTCACCTTTACAGAATCGCCGATCTTGTCAGCGGTGAACATGCCTTCTTTGTTACGAGAAACCATATTACCGACAACAAGGCGGTTAGCCAGGGTTATAGCGGCGTCACGCGCTACCATCGTAGGTGTTACAAATGTGTTAGACATTTCTTCCTTCTCCTTGCCCTTTTGGGCTTATGGTTATGGGCTATAAAATGCCCTGTTCTTGCAAGTATTTTTCGCGTTCCGCGGGGCTTTGCTTGGTCGGGTCAATCCCGCCCGCGCCGCCGCCGCCCGCGCCGCCTTCCGGGGGTGGAGTACCCGCGCCCTGCGCCTGGGAATCCGCCGCTATAAGCGTCTTATTGGATTCCTTGAAGGCGTCAACTGCCACGGTTACTGCGTCCTGGTCCGTAAGGTCTTCAATGCCAGCCATGTGCGAATTCAAAAGAGTTCGTCCGGCTTCGGGGCTTAGAGCATCAATGAATTTAACGCTTCCGGCAATCTTGTCCATTGCAACGGTTCGCTGGGAAGCGGCAAACTTTGTGATAAGGTCCGCGTTGTCCTTTTCCGCCTTCTCAGCGCGCGCAATCACTTTGGCAGTTTCAGCTTTAACCTTGTCGGCATCGGAAAGACCCGACTCCTTAAGGGCTTCAACTTCGGTTTCGAGTGCTGTAAGCTTGTCCTGGGTTTCTTTCTTTTCCGCAAGGATACGTCCCGCTTTCGCTTCCGCGTCCTTAAACTTCTTGTCCAGTTCCCCAGCCGTAGCAATTACGCCAGTCAGAGCCGCCAGGCCTTCTTCGCCTACCAGTTCTTTTACAGCTTCGTTACCAGCCAGTTTTGCAAGTGTTTCCGTAGCGTCCATAATGTCCTATCCCCTTCGCAACTTTTCGCCTGTTGCCAGCATCACACCGGGAAGCGGTCCCGGCAACCGTACACCTGGAAACGGTCCAGGCAACCAAAATCGTTACGCGCCTTCGCCCCCGGCACCGGGGAAGCCTTCCAGTAAGGCATTGGGCGCAAAAATCTTTATTGCATCGGCTATAGCAGTTTCTTGTTCGGGAGTCAATGCTGTAGTTCCGATTTTCTTTGCACGTTCAAAAAGTTTTGCCAAGAAGAATTGGGCCAGTTCGTCCGGCATGGAAACTTGCAGGGCCTCAACAATGGCCTTGATTTCATCCTTGAAATTCCCAATGTCAAATTTCCTGTTGAACGCCGGGACCCATTCCTTGACTGTCGGATCCCAAGTCGTCATTATGTCAACGGCTTTCTTTTCTGCGTCTTCCAAAAGTTCCGCGCGTTCCCGCATCACCTGGGTAACGTCCAGGTAATCCCAGGCCTTGGCTTCGGCGCTGGCAACCTGTTTCGTTTCCTGTTGAAGCATCAAGCCAACCACTTCAAACAGCGAAGCCTTAAGCGCGTCAATTTCTGTTCGCATGGTCCCGGTGCTGGCGGCGTCCGGCATCATGTAACCCGGTTCCTTTTCGTCCGGGTTTACCAGTATGGGGTACCCCTGACCGAATATCATAGAAACCGCTTCTTCCGCATTGACTTCAAACTGTTGCTTCACGGTTTCCAATACAGAACTTGGCATGTAAGGCTGGGGGAATACGCAATTGAAGAAGTTGGACCTGTTCGCGCTTTCAAGATCCATAATGGTGCGGTTGACGCTTTCCAGATTATCGAATTGGTGCGGTTCCCCGCTGATTTCACCGACCAGAACGAAGGGCACAACGGGAAGCGCTGTGCCGCGGCTTATTTCCAGCGGCACTTCTTCCTGGCTTTCAATTTCGGTATCACTTTCATGCTTGAAAACGAAAGTTGTAACCTTGCCAGGCTCCCAAAGCCGGCGGACCTTCTGACAACGCGGCTTAACGTAAGGGTTCGGCGCGGTGTAGGTTTTTTCCTCAGTGATAACCCAGCCAATACCGCCCTTGGAGTCAATGAACCAGTCCACAACTTCCAAGGCTGTGTAAATTTTCCAGTAAGGCCGAAGCTTAAGCCGTTCCTTGTCCGCCTGGGAAACGTTGCCGCCTGGGACGGTCTGCATGTCTAAGCCTATCCAGGCCCAGCGGCAAGAAGTTACCAAGCTGTTAAGGCGCCGCGTAAATTGGTTAAGGCTTTCGCCTTCCAGGGTAATGTCCGCAACAACTTCTTCTTCGGATCCGTCGCGGACCGGCCTAACACCAAGGACATGCTGGTTAATCTTTTCGACAATCCGGCCCAGGTAAGGTATGCAATGGCTTTGTTCTTTGCGGCCCGTTATGATTGTGCCGTCGCGTCGTTTCGTGCCGTTCCAGTCGCTTGAAGACTCGCCGGAAAATCTTGAAAGCCTGGCGTCAACATAAGGACGCCCGCCCTTCATACCCAACAGATTTGTTTTAAGCTGGCCCTTGCGCTCTGTGTAAATTCGGTGTTCGCGGGTTGCGATTAACTTCTGAACGTCTGTTGCCATTGCGTCCCTTTCTATGGCAGAAGAATAATGCCGGATTTCAACTTAGTGCTGGCATGATAACATATTGCCGCCGAATCGCAAGCGCAATCATGTTTGCCAAGCGGGAAACTTTGAAATTGCAGTTTCCACTCTTTCAACCAAGGCGCCCCCTTCGGTACATGGACGTTGCCCATGTCAAAAATGGGTTCCATCTCGGCGCACTTCGCGGACTTGTCACCCGGAAGCCTGGACTTGTGGACCATGCGCTTGCCAAGTAGTATCTTCTTAAGCTGTGTATAGGCATCTTTGTAAGCCCCGAAGGCTTCAACGTGGACGCTTACCGCCTGGCCGTCCTTTTCGGTTGTGTCAATGATCTTTTGATTACGTTCCGGGGCTTCCCATTGCCCCATAACGCAATCTTTAAGCCAAAGATGCTCTAAGCCGGCTTCGTCCACGGTAACGGTTCCAAGCGTCCCCCAGGTATAGTCCGGGTCGTCTTTGTCGCGTTCCTTCTTCGTGCTTGCCATATCCCAGGTCCGGCAATATATGGCTTCGGGGAAGTCTTCCAGGTTTTCTTCCTTAATCCCGTCAACTCGGAAGCGGTTGCCTGTATCCGGGATCGGGTTACAATCCAACAGCGCCGAAGCCCAGGAAGGCCCCAGCATGGCGTATTGTTCCGCGTACCAGGCTGGGCCGAAGCGTTCCGGGAACAAAAAAGAGCCGTCCGGGGCCTTAGCCGGGAAACGTAAAGACTCAAACGTGGGTATATTGGGGTCTTTGCCCATCTTTTCCCGAAGGCGCCCGCGGCAGTCGTCAACATGCCAGGAAGTGGCGCAAAGGATAGAGATTGTAACCGGGGCGCGCCTAGTCATGGCGTCCCCGAAGCCTTCCCATTGCTTGCGCCGGAAGGTTTCGCTTCGTGCTTCCGCCCTATTCTTGCAAAAATCGTCTACAACTAGCAAATGCGCGCCCTTGCCTATAAGACTACCTCCCAGCCCCGCGGCTGTAATAAGGCCGGTTGACCCGTCAATTTTCCATTCGTCCGCGGCATCGGACCCCCTGGCAATCGTAACGTCTGGAAAAATGCCCTTATAGGCCTGACTGGCAATGATTCCTTTGGTGTCTTTGCTGAATCCCTTTACCAGTTTATCGCCGTAACCAGTAAGCATTACGTCCGGGTGTAGCTCCTTACAGCGGCCCAGGAAATAAGGGGGAAGGGCGCGGCTTACCAGGTCGCTTTTGCCATGCCGGAAAGGAACTTCAAGGTCAAGGTTTGTGGATATGCCGTCAAGGAAGCGGTCAATAGCGTAATCAATAGCGGCGGCTATTGTGGCAGTATGGCGCCCGATTGCCAGGGGCCAGGGTTTCCACCATACAGCCGACAGGAAGGCCAGGAAGTCCGTTTTAGCCCTTCGGTTCCGTTTTGCGCGTGCCAGCTTTAAGCTCAACTTCTTCTTGTTCAAGTTTTTCCAATTCCGCCGCGGCTTCGGCTTCTGTCATGGCGTCAATAGTCCCGGAAATTCTGGCTTCCAACTGCTTCGGGGCATGGTCCCCGTACATCTTATTAAGCTCACCAATGGCGGCTACAGGATCCCGAAGGCGCAACTTGGTGATATAGCCCAATAGGTTGCCGTCCTTGTCATGCTCTGCATACTGCTGAACCTGGGAAAGGGCGGCGTTGTTCGTTTGAGATTCGGCGGAATCAAACGAAACAATGCCCTTTTCAGCGTCCAGGAAGTCCCCCAAGGTCCCCCTGGCAATGCCTGAAAGAATCCTGGCCCTTTCGTCAAAGGAAATAATGGCCTCTTGGCGCCGTTCTGCCTGGAATTCCTCAATAAGCTCCTTAATACGGGGGTCTTTGAGTAATTGGCTGGCCTTAGAAGCCGCGGTTTTGGCAGAAAAGCCGGCGTCTATTGCGGCTTGTTTGCCGTTGTTCTTATTCGTCAGGTAATGCAAAACGAAAGCTTTTGCTTTCTCGGAAAGGCGCTTCTTGTTGGCGCCTGAGTCGCGGGCGGCCTTCAATTGGGCGGACCCGCGCGCGGAGTTTTCCCCGGTTTCACTCATAAGAACCCCATGTTATCAGGTCCCGGCGGCGTTGTCAATCCTTGCCACAATCCACACATTTGCCGGTTTCCAAGTCCCAGCAATGCCCGCCCCATGTAATACCGCGGACGGCGGCCCATTTACCCCGAAGCCAGCAACGTAGCTTTTTGAGTTGGGCGCTCACTTCTTCAACCGGCGCAACGCAACGGTGATTTCCTGCTGTTTCTCGACTATTGCCCGGCGCTTCTTGCGAAGTGCGTCCTTTTGCTCTGCAAGCTTCTTATTTTCGGCTTCCAATTCCTTCCTGTTCATTGTCATATAGTCCTGGGCCATAATGTCCCTTCCCGGCCTCTATGGGCCTTATTTCCTGTTTCTTCTCCGCGCCCTACGCGCGCCCTTAGATTTCTTGCGGCGTTTCAGCGTCCGCTTGCCAAAGGCTTCCGTTCCCCGGTGCCGCAAACCTGGAAGGCTCCGCATGTCACCATCGTTATTGCTCATTGGTCCCCTTCGGCTGGTCGCAAATCACCCAGGCCGCGGTACTGTGCTTTCTCTTAATGATCCCCTTCTTTTCCAGGTCTTCGGCAATAATCATTGCCTTGCAATATCCGATATGGAAGCGCCGCTGGATAGCCGATATTGAGAATATGCCAGCCTTCTTTACGTGTGCCAATACCTGAGTTTCGAGAGAGTCCATAGTGTACTTTCTGCCCTATTGGGCGTCTTCTGGCGGCGCGGGCAAGGGAGTCCAGCGCGGCTCTATTTCGTCAATTCGCGTTGCCCGCAACTCGCATGCTTCGCCCCTTAGTTTCTTGGTCAATTCGTCGTTTCGCGTAAACCGGATTTTGAAGCCTTCCGGCGTTTCTCGTATAACTAAATCATGGAACAGCCCGCAATCACAACAGTATAATTTGGTTGTGATTTCTTTATGTTCTTTGGCCCGGTATAGTATCCAGTCCCCGTCTTCAATAACAACGCTTGGTCCCCCTGCTAATACGTCGATTACCGCCATTGTACAGCCCCTTTCTTAAATTGCTCTACGTAGAACATTGTTCCTAAACGGCACAGTTACAGCGCCAGGCGTGGACCGTCACCATCTTAACCAGGTGCCCAGGTACGCGCCCGGTTTGCCCGCTTTTGGGATCCGGGACCCGCAACGGCCAGGGCCGCATAAAGCTGGAACAATTGGGACAATACGGCGCGCCTTCGGGCCTGTTGGCGTCCCCGCCAGGCTTGAAGCCCAGCTTTTCCGCCTTTTCCCGTAACGCGTGTGCGGTGTGCGGTACGGACCCTATTTCCTTCGGGATGATAGCCATATAGTCCGCAAAATCAACACATTCCTGCAACAGCCCGGCCATGCCTTTCATGCGTTCCGCCAGTATCGGCGCCGCTTGTCGTATAAACGCCAACCCTTGCAGGGTACTTGCGCGGCGGGCATGCTTCGGGTCTACAGAAACGGCCAGCGCGTCCCCCAGGCTATCATGTAAGGCCTGTGTAGGCATGCCGGTATCCAAGGAATAGGATTCAACGCCCCAGGGCGGCTTAGGCATATCCCTGGCCCAGGTAAGCACTCCCGTGGCAAGGTCCAGGCTTCCCAGGCAAGCTAGTCCGTCCGGGACTGGGCCGCTTGTTGGGTTGTAATGTGCGGCTTCTATGAGCTTTTCCTTTGCTACCAGGGGGAAATTGGGCATTTGTTCGCCTTCCGCCCATTCCAGGGCTGTAATAGCGCCTTGGATCGTTTCCGCATGCCCCTTGGCCAACATCTTGCCCCCGGTTTCGCTAATAACCAGGACTTCCGCCCGGATCCCGTCATTATCCGTCTGGACCAGGCAAGCGCCGTCAAGGATGAAGGCAACGCGGTCCTGCTCTGGCGGCTCAATCCAAAGGCCGCACTTACTACAATTCACAACAACCGACAAGGGGGAAACTTCCCCAGGGCGCCTTAACGGCCCACAATTACACAATGCAATGGCTTCTTTCATGGTCTATTTTCCTTTGTTTTTAGGCCCTAAGTAATTTGGGCCTGTGGTTCTCAACATCCTAGACTGGGGAGTTTCTACTGTGTTGGCCTCTATCCAGTCGCAAGCTTGCGAAACAACGCCCTCAAGAGTCCCGGTGAAAACTGGCGGAGTAAACATATTCGTAAACCTGAATCGCCAGTTTCCATCTTGCATGAGAAATAGGCTATGGCTTGTGCCCTTCGTCTTAAGCCTTAATTCCTCAAACCGTTGTTGTGTGGCCTTCTTCATGCCGCCTCTGTTTCTTCCTTTTCCTCTTGTATCCAGGCGTCCACTTCCGCCCAGCCGCAAGAACATTCCAGATTTTCGTCACTCATAGCCGCCATTTTCGCCCCGCAATCCGGGCAACGGCCACTTCTTCCCGGTTCGTCATGGTAATGGTCCCAAGGCATTATTGGCCGCCTTCTTCTGTCTTAAGATGTACGCAGTAGTCAATGCGCCCCAGCATGAAACGCCAGCCCCAGGTTTCTCTTACAACCCCCAGGCCGTAACGGCCACAACAAAAGCCCACATACCACCAAGGCCAAGCGGAACAGCTTGAATTTTTGTCCCTCTTATACCAGCCCATTATTGGCCCCCTTCCGCTGGCTTCCAATTGTATCCGTCAGAACATTCATGGTTGCCGTGGTGTCCGGCTTTAAGGCAACATACATGCCTTGTAGCGCGCCCATTACCGGGCCACGTCTCTTTGCATTTGATACTGTCCGAATTTCCGCCAGCGTTTACCTTTGTGAATGGTTCCACAATCTTGTTAATGCGTAATATGTCCCCGCTGTAAGCCGTCACAAGTAGCCTACCAGGTCCATAATTAGCCCAAAGCCTTACAATCACCTTGAACACCGGGCAACGTTCTGTCTTGAAGGCCTCAAAGACCTTAACGCCGCCCTGGGTCTTGTAGACAAAGGGGCATTTCCAGGGCACCGCGGCTTCCGTAAGCTTGACTTCCCGGAATAGCGTAAGGCCCGTTATGTCCCCGTTGTCTTCCATGATCCTTAACGCCTTGAGCCGGCGCATAAAGACCGGGTTACTAAAGGGGTTGAGCTTCTTCTGTTTCATGCGTCCCCCTCAATCGGATTTACTGATTTCCGGTCCAGCTTGTAGTTAGACCAAGTATCTAGTGACAAGCCCTCAAAGTGTGCTGATTCCGGCCCGTAGTATTTTATACCGAATTCATCAACCCACCATTTCTTGGTAGGCGTAAGCCTCAACTTAACGGGGCGCACGTATTCCTTAGAAACACAAGCATTACAGCCTACAATATAGCCGGTGTGCGTAAACTTCTGTTTCATGCGTCCCCCCTTCCGTAGCTGATATAGGCTTGATATTCCTTAAAAATCCTGTCCATTGCGGCTTCGTCGCCTTCGTAGCCGCCTATAGCAACGCCTTTACGATACAGCCTATTGATTTCCTTTCTTATTTCGTCCGGGCCGGCGATACATTTCTGCGGGTCGCAAACAGCCCAAGATCCTTCCAGCAAGACAACGGCGTCGGGACATAAAGCCTTCCATACCCGTTTGGCTGTTCTCCTAACATGCGCGTATGTGTCAAAACACTCCGTTTCATCGCCCGATACAAAGCGGGCCAGGTTGTCGCTTCTGTCTTCGTTTCTCTGCTCGTTGAGTTTCTCGGCTGTTTCCTTTGTCAATTTGCGGGAAAGCCTTATGCGCCTATATTCCAATTCTGCGTCATAAAAATGCAGACTTCCATAGGCATGCTGGGCACCTATGCTTACTCCTACCCAAGATGAAATTTCAAGAGTTACGTGTTTCATCCCTTCACCTTGCCTAACGCTTCCATAAACCGCTTAAGCTTAGCCGTGAATGTTGCGCCGCGGTTACGGACGGTTTCCCCGGCATCAAGTTCTGCTATGAAATGGCCGGCAATGTCTCTGAATTCCTTTTCCCCCAGCTTTATTAAGGCTTTGGCGTAGAAACCGAAAGCCGGCGTATCCAGTTTTTCCCGCGTTACGGCCATAATTATGGGAATTGGCGGGTTATCTGGATCAAGTATTGCCTCTTTCGCTTCCCAAAGTTCCAAGCCTTCCGCAATACTTCCCGCCCCCCGTAACGGTATAGCAGGAGAAGGAATAGGAGAAGGAGAAGGAGAGCTTTTTTTAGCTTTACCGTTTGGTTTCTCAGAATTAAGCCTTTGCTTTACTGGACCCCTTGGACGCCCCCCCAGCTTCCCATTGTCAGAGCATGTTTTCCTTCTTTTACGCTGTTTTTCGTGTTCTTTCCATAGCCCCTTGCTAAATAAGCAACCGCTTTTCTTTATCATCAAAGGACGGTGCGAAAGCATGATAAAATCGCGCGCCATTTCCCATTCTTCGATTGTGCAACCCAATTCGGCGGCAATGAAGTCCGCCTGGTCGGGTATTGAGCAAGTGTCCTGGAATTGAAGCCAGATAACGTCAAGCAGTTCCTTATACAGGCCCTTCACGGCCCAGGGAAGCCGGCGCGTATCTGTAAGCCATTTATCAGGATACCATTGAAAGGCTGGCGGTTTGTTCGCTGTCGAATTACTCATAGTGTTTCCCCTTCGATTTCTGCGTACAAATAATGGTCTTCCGCCACTATTTCACCGCAAGAAGGGCAACGCTTCATGTTTACACCGGCCAAAAGCAGATGCTCATAGTCAACCCGCGCTTCGTCCGGCGTCGTTTCTTCCTGGCTACAGTATAGGCAATTATTCGGCATTATCAGCCTTCACTTTCTGGATGCTTCCGCCCTTGGCCTTGTTTTCTATAACGTCCTTAAGAATTAACGGGACTGATTCCTCAATTGATTTCTTAGTCGGCGGCTTCTCGCCGGCGGCCTTTGCCTTTCTTGTCTGGATTTCATGCACAAGCTTAATGCAGTCCTTTAGGCTTACCTTGCAAATGGCCTGAAAGTCCGCGGGGCCAATGCCCAACCGGGAATTAAGGACCTTGAAGACCGCGCAAGCGTCGGGAAGACCCCGAACAGTGGACCCCTTCCCGATTTCGTAACCAGGTAGAAAGTCAGCGTCCGCGATAAGGCCAGATTTGGCGGCCTTCACAATCTTTTCAGCGATCTTGTAGACCAGTTGCGCCCGTTCTAGGGTTTCGGTCCGCTGGGCCGGTTGTAGGGCATTGAATACGGCAATGGGGTCATTCATCTTGATAACATTGCCTTCAAACTTCTCAACAGCCTGGACGGATTCCGGGCAGAATTGAGTACCCGCGGCCTTGCAGTACCGGCACGCTTCAAGGGATACAGTCCGGGAAGGATTGCCCCCCAGGGCTTCTTCTATGACTTCCTTGATATAGCCGCTAGTTATGTCCAAGGATATATGGTCGTAATCCGTGAAGGTGTGGTTTTCGCCCTTCTCATTGCCGGCGGCCAGGACATGCAAGCGGGCGCTTTCTTTCGCCAGGGCGTCCGTTGCCAGAACAGTATAGCCTTGGCCCTGTAAGTGTTCGTCTGCGGTGTCCTGGTCCGCCATACCCGTCTTATACTCGAAAACGTCCAGGCCTTCGGGCGTCAATATCATAAGGTCCGGGGATCCTTCAAGGGTTGCCGGCCCCAGGTCAAGGGAAAGCTTCTTTTCCGTAATGATTTCCAGGGCGCCGCCTCTTTCAGCGATTGTCGCATATACGACATTTGCAAACCATCTAAAGACAAACTCGTTTCGGTCTTCCAGCTTTTCGGACTTGATTACGCTTTCAATTGCATATTCGGCATTGTCAGCATTTGCCAGGGCTTCGGGCATCTTAGCGAAGACGGCAAGGGCATGGTGTATAGTTGTGCCGCTTTCGGCGGCTTCGCTGGTTGTGCCCTTAATGTTGGATTCCGCGGCGCGGGACCCTGGGCAATTGTCGAGTCTTGGAAGGCTGGAACATCGGACGGTTGGTTTCGCGTCTGTTGACATGATATGAAACTCCTACCCGGTTTTGTTGAGGGAAACGCGGAAGGCCGGGAGTCCCCTTCCGCGTTTCGTTCTGACTGTTTCAAACTTCGCGCGTGGGGTCAAGTCAAAAAAGAATTTTGTTTTGAACCGTCCGCCGGAGCTTCGCCGCCGCCCTGATTCTTCTCTGCCTCTGCCAGTTCGGCTTCCTTGCACTCAATTGCCTTTTCAAGGTCAAGAGCCGTCCAGGAGTCCTTAACTGTTATGTCCATGCCTTCGGCCTTCTCAGCTAGGATCTGGCGCTTTGTGCGTCGAGTCCTGGGGGCCTTCGGCGTACCTTCGCCGGAAGAATTAGGCGTTGACTGTTCGGCAAGCCTGGCGTCAAGGAAGTCCCCCCAGCGTTGGCCTTCCTTGGTTATAGCCGTATAGACTTCCCGAAGGTCCGCAACGTCTTCAACCGTTACCTGGGCAACCGGACAACCAAGATATTTCTCTATATCCTGGACCTTAACGCCACAATCCGCATTGAAAGCGTCAATGATCTTGCGGGCTTCTTCTTTTGCCGCCGGGGCCGTATTCCCCTTGCTGGTTTCAAGTATAGCCAGGGCTTCTTCCAATAAGTCCCCAGGAATAAGGCGCAACCCTTCATTCCTAATAACCTTGGAAACCGCGCTGGCTTCCTTTGTGGCAACTTCTTCTTCCGTTGCCCGAAGGATATAAACCGTTTCGTCATAGGAGTTTTGGCGCTGGCTGATAATGTCCGCGGCCCGCTTCTTAAGGACTATTTCGCCCTTTCTTTCAACGGTTTTCTGAATAGTGACTTCCCGGCCAAAAGAAGCGTTTGTTTCCAGGTCTGTCACCTGAATTCTAACCTTCCGTTCCGTTTCAGTCTCAAAGGAAGTTGCAGTAGAAACCCGCAAATTGCCCATATCCCTTATGAATTCTTCCGCGGCCCTGATTGTCCAGCCCTTCACTTTCCCGGTGCCCCTTGGAACCGAATACCTTGCCGCGGCCCGGAATCCTGGGCGCTTGCAAGCATCCATCATGCGGACCCTTACGGCCTCAATATTACGGGGATTACGAATAGCCACTAGATAAGAGGCTTGAATTTCTGCAACCGCGGCGGCTGTTGCCGCGCTGGTTTCTGTATCTCTTACGGCAACGGCTGTTTCTAGCGCCGGCACCATGAATTCCCCGCTTGATACGGGGCCAATGTGTTCTGCTGATTCTGTCTTATTCATGTCTCACCTTCATTTTTGTAAACATTTATTATGGCAAGTTTTCCGGGCTTGCCGTTCCCCGTTCAACTGTCTGTTAGTCTGTTGACCCCCCTTTTTTTCGTCGGGTTATACTTCAACCGATGCAGTCACGCCATAGTAGTCAGTAGCAACAACCTGGTCTTTTCCATTCTTTGCCTGTGCTACCGTGAAGTGCACGCTTGATACAGTTAGGCCGGTTTCATGCGTGAATTGTGAAAGAGCATCTACGATGCTGTCAGATAGCTTGCATTTCGCCTTAGCAATTTTTTTCTTCATTGTTCCCCCTTCATTTCCTGCACTATACCCCATGCGCGAAGCATTGCAAGCTTTATTTCTTGAATTCGTACTTATCCCGGAAGCGGTCTTTTTTGACTTGGACCTGCAAATAGGTCATACAGCCCCGGAAGCCTATCAGGATCCCAACCAACAATATAAGAGCCTTAACTAGCACGTTACCACCTTCCTTGCCCCCAGCTTACGGAGCCGGAAGAAGCCTTTAAGCTTCGGCTCCCTGATTTCCGCGAAGCGGGCCAGGTAAGCCAGGACATTGTTGTTGATCTTGTAGCCGGAAGCGTCCGGGCCGGCCTTCATGTCAAAATGCCAGCGTAGTTTATTGCCTATGGCCCAATGACTGTAGTGCTTAAAGCCGCGGTTGTGAATAGCCGCCGCGACCTTGATAAACTTGCCCGCGATTTCCCGGCCTGTATCCGTATGCACCCAGGCCAGAAACCAAGGGGGCAACGCTTCATCGCCTTTTACGCTGAATTCCATTTGTTCGCCGGTCACTTCGACCTCTTGACATGGCCCCAGCGGCGCCCGCTTACAACGTCCGCAAGCGTTCCCTGGCTTATACCATAGCTTCTTGCCAGTTCGGCCTTGTAACCGCGCTTACGGCCATGCTTCTTAACCAGGCGGCGCAAGGTGCGAACCTTTGCCGTGGTAAGCGTTGCATGGGGATTCAGCGCCCCCAGCTTTGCCTTGGATCGTCTATTTACTGCTTTCTTCTTCACTTGCACCCCCTTCTTTTACGACTTCAAGCTTACAGCCGCCGTCTATGAATTCGTCCAGCGCGGCGTCCTGTAGTTCCTTCTCTGCAACCATTTCACCTTTCAAGCCTTCAAGCCACATAGGGAATTCTTCAAACGGTCCCTTATAGATTGCCTTGCGGTCAACCTGGGCAACGTCCGGGGCGTTCTTGGTAGGCTTCTTAAAGCCCTTTTTCCATAACGGTTTAGCCATAACCACTTGCAATAGATGGATTTCCGCCATGTCCTTTTCGTCTATGGTGAAGGTGAAAGACCAGGCGCCCCCGAAGGCTTCCAGCGTCTTGACCCTTTCCTTAAGGTCCGAAAGTGTGCCGCCCCTGGCAATAAGCCAGGAAGCGAATACGGACTTACGGCCCAACCCTATCCAACCAAGCAATCTGTCAAACATAACGCTTCCCCTTATTTTTCGGTACTGTAGCAATTGCGCGAAGGCATTGCAAGCCTTTTCTTCGCGCTTAGTGTCTCTTTATTTTGCCTACTTTGAATTCAACAACCCATACCCAGGGATTTGCCGCCCAGGATATGTCAACGCCGTCATTGCGCGGCTTGCCGTTTACGGAATCCCAAAGGCGCCGGAAGGCCGTAGAGTACCGGGCTATATATTGTGGTAAGTCAATTTCCGCAGTAACCCCTTCCGCCTTCGCGTCTTCTTCCGTTATATCCTGGACCCGTTCAACCCGGACCGCCGCAACCATCAATTCCAGCCGGCAAACGGCCCGCGGCATGTGAATGGACGGAATCCAGGCCCCGGACTTAACCCTTTCGCTTGCGCGCTCATAGTCAACGAAAGACCCCAGCGTAAAGCCGCCGTCCGCCTTATAATAGCGAGTACATTGGGCCGCAAGGCGCCAGGTTTCCCGGACCCATAGGACGCCGTAACGGGCGCCGTAAGGGCAACGGTGAAAATACTTGTTGAATATCCCAACCTTGCCGCTGTTGCTTGTCGGAAGCCAACAGGGGCCAGCTTCCGGCCAGCCTTCGGACAATTCAAACCTGGCGCAATGCTCTACGGGCTTAATAACGCGCCTGGTTTGCGTTTTCTTGCCGGCCAGGATCGCCCGGACCATTTCAGCATTGAACAATATTGGTTTTTCCTTCATTTAATTACTTCCCTTCTGTTTTCCCCCAGATAAAAGGCTGGGCGCCAGTACCCGGCTCTTTCCTCTACAGCGTACAGCCTAATTCCCGTTTTCGTCTTGATTGCAACCCGGACAAATTCCCCAGCCCTGGACATAACCCGCGCCTTACCAGCCGGAAACCCAGCCAGAGGAAGCCGTTTTTCTGCGCCAAATGCTACCTTCATTTCGTACCTTCCCTTTTTTGCCTCCATAGGCTTATTAGATTGCGTGGAATACACCGAAGAAAAAGCCACAACAAGGCCACAACGCTACCAAGACAAATACCGACCCCCGCGAGTATAGCCAGCCAACAGGGCGGCGGCGCGGGCGGCGGTCCAGGGGAAGGGGTTACTGCGTCTTCATCCGTTGGCGCCAGCGCGTCTTCCGGGGGCAGTTCGCGGCCCGATATATCCGCCTTGACTTCTTCTTTTCTGTTCACGGCTCTATTGTCCCACTTGAGGCGCCAGCGACAATTTTCCTTGCAGTAGCCTTTGCTTGAGTCAATTCTGTCTAGGTCATAATCGGGCGTAGGCCTTGACCCCATATCCCGGTAGAAGTTCGGAAACCCCTTGCCGTGGATCCGCCAGCTATCGCATACTGCAATTCCTTTACCGCCATAGAAGGCATACCAAGGGTGTTTCGCGTAATAGCAACGCTTTTTGATTCCGCGCCAGACGTACCACTCTGGCGGTTTGCTGGCAACGTAGCGTTGCCATTTCTCGGTGTTCGTCATTCTTCGCCGCCCCCTTGTGCCGTCAGTAGTTGCTTATCCACGTAGGCTTTCGCAAGCCCCACAAACTCAACCGCCCCTATTGCGTCGCTAGTGTACCGCCTCCCAATCTCTTTTTTCTCTGGCGTCATGGGTAGCCTATCAAAAGCAACTACCGCCCTGACTGACTCTTTGCTTGGAAACATAATCATCCTCTCTGTCGCGTTATGTTGCAAATACGTGTTCAATGTTGACACGTGCTCTGTGTTCCATTTCCGACAACAGATCAAACTTCTCTTTCGCATCATCACTCCATGTGTCGGGTGGGTGGGTTAGCTCACCT